CGCCGCTAGTGTTCTCGACATAGATCGGCTGCTCAATTGGCCGATCCTCGCTTGGCAGGTTTAAGTTGTCCAGCAACCCGCTAGCCCGTAGCCTCCGCGCAAGTGACAACACAAGCCGAGCGTCATCTGCGTTTGCAAAGGCTACGAAGTCAGTCACGATTAACCTTGCGTGGTAAGCCTAGCCTGAAAGTCCGAGAGCTCGCCAATAACCGCCGTGCCCGTGGCGCCGTCAGTAATTGCCACAGTAACACGCAGGTAAAGCAGGTCGCCAGCTACAAGCCCGCTTCCGTCAACCGTAAAATCGACGTTGACTTTGGAAAGGCTATTGATTGTCGTGTTTGCGGTCTGGCATAAGTCTGAGCCTACGCCGCCGTCCAGGTCCGCCTTATACGCTTCCAGGTCCACCGAAGCCGAGGTGTCGCTGACGGTCGTCACCATCCCGCCGCGGACTCGAATGACGCACGTTCCCGCCGAGACATAGTTGGCTGGGAGCCGGAACTGCAACAACGCCCGCCGCGTGACCGTGGTGGCCTTACCGTCGCCGGTCTGAAGGGTCGGGGCGTCCGTGCCCCAGGTGCCTGTGATCATGCCTAGATCGTCGTTAGCCGCTGTGGCCGGAACAATCGCCCGCACGTCATCCCACACCCGCGCATCAATCAGCGGAATATGAAAAATCTGCGTCGTTTGCTGTGCGAGCTTTGTCCGGTCAATTGCGGCCGCACTGTTGATGTCAACGTTGCGAATCCCGCCATCGGGTAGCTGTAACGATAGGTTGGTGAGTGTCGTGCCCATTAGCTTAAAAGTCCTAGGGTTGAAAATGGAAGGCTGCCGAGCCGCTTAAATTCCAGCCAGTGAGCGTTTGCCGGATCCAGTTCGCGGGTGCCGTCTTCTTTAAGCAGCACCGGTTTGGTAGCGTCTGCACCCGAGACCGTGGCACGCGTAATGCGGCCCTGTGCGTCCTTGACGTACATGCCCTCGTGGCGCACGCGGGAGTACCACGCCTTGTCATTGGTAGTTCGGTACGGGTATCGAAACTGAAACGCCGCCGTCACTTCCCAGTAGGCTGTCGATTGTGGGTTTGTTGTGATGTTTTGCACGTCGTTGCTGCTGTTTTTCGACACTGCGTTATACCGAATTAGACGCACTGTCCCTGGCGCCCAGCCCGCAAAAATATCGCTATTAGTCGATTGGCGGTAGGGTGCAATGGCGAACGTATTGATCGATGCAAAATTGCGTTTCACCGTCAGCACTTGATCGACGATAGGTAGCGTAACACCTGTAATCGGCTCGCCGTTGGCCGTCACTATCGGGTTGCCGTCGAAATCCTCGTCCGTCGCCTCTGCCGTCTCTATGTCCGACCAGGTAAGCTCGGGTGGTAAGCTTGTCGGATTAGCGTTAAAGCCTAGTAGGCCCACCTCGCCACTATATTTAACGTCAGCGATGTAGTAGACAGGTCCGAGCCGCTGGACGTTTACCGAGCGGCAAAACAAGTAGGACGTTCCCAGCCGATCGCCTACGCTCGGCAAATCTTCGTCCGCAAGGATTGTAGAAAGCGTCGTCGCTGGATCGTCAACCGTTATCTGATAGGCTTCCTGCTGCTCAATCGTGGCTTTTTTTAAGTCGCTCGATTGAATCGGTGCGACGGTTTTTGACCACATTTTCGTGACTAAATCGACGGCCATTACTGCACAACTCCGACGGTTACGGGTTGCACTTCCGTTGGCTGCGAAATCCTTCGTAGCTCGGTAGTCTGATTGTTAATCGCCTTGGTCTGCTCTTTTTGCTCCTTGGTTTGCTCTTGTGCGTTTTTAAGCATTTCACGCTCAAACGGTCTTTCCACCACGCCGCGAGTCTGCAGCCGCGACTCCGCGGCCTGCACTGGTTGGCCAAACATCGCTTGCAGGTTACTAATGCCGAGGGAATTAAGGTCTGGCATTTCGATGCCTACTTCGATGCCTCCGAGCTTATTCAAGCCTTCAAGGTTTTTTTGATAGGTCTGGTTAAACTGCTCAGTAAGATTCCCAGCGATTCGTCCCGAGCGTTCCGCTAGCATCTTTTCGGTAGCTGTCTGTGCTCGCTCAGCAATATCGGGAAGTGCTGCCGTCTGTGCCTCGAACCCTTGTAGCAGCGAACCCGACAGTGCGTCCGAAACTGCAAGCCCAAGGTCTAGCGCACCTTCGGTCATTCCCGATTTAAGATAGTCAATCAGACTTTGCCCGATTGTCGTCATCTTGATTGCAAGGTTTGCAAACGCGACAGCTACCGCGTTGAACGCATCGCCTAGCAGGCTGGTAAAGTTCTCGGCAAACCATGACGCATAAGCTGGGATTGCTACGGTTAGCGTCTGCTCGATGTCAGCCCGAAAGCCTTCGAGGAATAACAACGCCTCAGTAACCGCAAAATCAATAATCGTGGGGATATTGGTAAACGCGACCTCAATCGCGGTAATGCCAAAGATAACGCCTTCAGCAACCGAGCGAATCGCATCGATAAACGAGCCAGCCACATCGGCACTCGCGCCAAACGCAGAAGCCAACCCGCTTACCATCGCAGATGCAACGCGAATGATTGTGTTGATCACCACCCCAATAACAACACCCACGGCCCGCATTGCTTCTCCCGCGATTTGAAAAACGGGTGCTAGTGATCCGAAGCTGTTCGACAACTCATCAACAACCGGCCCCACGGTCGCTGTAATCGCTTCGACAAATTGCCGCATTGATACGCGAACGAAGTCAAAAACAGGCTGTAGTGCTTGCCCAATGACGCGAGACAAACCAGCGTAGGCTGACGCTAGCTTTTCGGTAATCCCGATAGAATCATTGGCTTCGTTTTTTAGCAGTGCTAAACCACGCTCAGCATTGGCCGAAACTAACGCCATTCGCTCCGCGTGAGTGTTAGCTAAGTCCATCCCCGGAATCATTGCGGACAATGCGTCCGCGTTGCCCATCATGGCGTCTCGAACTGCCTTGACCGCCGTCGCTTGATCGACTCCGACAGCCCGAGCCAATCCCTGCGCCATTACAGTGGCGTCTTGTGCCGCCTGCTCCGTCATGCCTAATGCTTTGGCATAATTGAGCGTCTGTATTGTCGATGCAACAGACGCGTTAGTGGATTCTTTGAGTGCGTTTGCAAACTCAATTTCAGCCTCGCTAGCAAGCCCCAGATCGCGGGTGCGCTGAGCGAATGCAGTTACGGAATCCTCCATACCTGCAATTGCGGATGCCGCTGCGGATGCTGCCGCGCCAACCGCTTTCATAGCAACAACAGCAACGCCAACGCCCGTTGCCACGCCAGCCGCTATTCCAGCAAGCCCCGAAAAGCCGACAGTCATTTGCCCGGTAGACTGCTCGACATTTTTTGACGACGTAGCGACGGACGATGATAGCTTGCCAGTATCCTTGGAGACTTGCTCCAGGATCTTGCTTGCCTCATTTTTAGCGCCGATTACGATGTCGATATCTTTTCCGGCCATTACCTGCTTCGCTTGCTGCGCTCCTCGTCAATCTTGTTTTGATCGGATTCCAAGGCTTGCCAAGCCGAAACGAACCACGCCGCCTGGTCTAGCATCCCGCCAACGACAGGAAGCAACCCTTTGCCCGCGTGACCCGCTAGGTTTATCGCCTCGCAGATGCCCGCAATGTATCGCTGTGGACAGCCTTGGATTTCCATAACTCCCGTGCCGCCGCACATCTCGCACCTATCACCGTCGCCACCTCTGCCCGTCTCCTCGCAAGCCACGCAAGCTACCTCTATGCCTTGCTCGTCGTCCAGGCATTGCCGCCCGCACCCACGGCACAGCAAGCCGCACCGAATTAGTGCAGCGACCCTTATTTTTTTCGCTGCTCGTCCGTTACTGACGCCGAAAGCAGAACGTTGCCCGCAATCTCAAATTGCTGTGTTTCAGTAAGGCTTTCAATTAACTCATCGCTCGCATCTGGAACGCAGATCAAAAATGCTTCCTCGGCTAACTCCAACACCTTAATTGCACCAGAAGCGTTGCTTTCCATGCCTTCTAACTCCCTGAAAATTTTAAGGAGCCTTATTTTTTCTCTGCCTCCTAATGCTTTTGCTGTAATCTTGTGTCCATTGCCGTATGTTATTTCTACCGGTTCTCCTCGTTCAAGCTGCATCGCCATTGCTTAAGTTTCGGGGTTAAAGGTGATAGACAATTCTTGATCATTGATTGTGTTGTTTTTCTGGCACGCAAGCTCAATCTCATCAGTAACCATTTGGTTTCTGTCACCTTCTTGCTGATTCATGACTTGTGCGTTTCCAGCGGCAACGACAAAAGTGCCGTCCACACCAACAGGAATCGACAGCGAAAACGCCGCTTGCGTGCCAGCCAAAAACAAGCCGTTGATGTTGTTAGTGGCAACCAAAACCGATTCTGGGTTTAGGCTGATCCGCGGGTTGCGATCCGTGATAAGTCCGGTGGAGAATCCCGCGACCGTCGAGCCGTCCTCTCGCATCACCACATTATTCCCCAGGTCAATCGTGACCTGCTCAACCTTGGCGGCGACCGAGTTGTAGGTAATAGTGGACGAAGCGAACCTCATGGGTAGCGTTGTCGGATACGTCGGCGCGATAATCGACGTGTCGGTGGGTGCTGCCCAGATGCCTGTAAACGTCCAGTCGATATAAGCCATTCGCCCAGCGGGAAAAACAATCTGGGCAGTGCCGACAGCTCCGTAGATTGACTTAAACATGCCGTCCTGAAAACAGCCAATCGTCAACGTCTTAACGCCCGTCCCTGGTGCTGCCGTCTTTGGCAAAAATGACGGGTCGTCGTCTACGAACCCGCACGCCGGAAGCAACACCGAAGCCCATGTCGGAATGTTCGTTGCGTCGTAGTGAATGTCGGTGCGAAACGTCGCCGTTCCCTGCCTTGCACCTGGCACGCCTGCAAGCCTGTTAAATGATGCTTGTGCCTCCCGCTCCTCAACCGTAACGGTCGGCTGAATCATCACGTTGTAGGCATTAAAAACGCCTTCGGATGCCGTCAGCGTTTCAGCGGTTCCAGCAGTGGCTTCGACCTTAGCGGCAAAAACCCGTTTTCGTTTTAATAGTGGCATCTCAAATAGCTCCTGATTTCTTCAATTCGATAAAACGGATTCGCCGCTGGATTTGTTTGCGCAGTTCTTTCTGTACTTGCTTCTCTACTTTCTTTTTCGACCGCTGCTTTCTAAACACACCCCAAGGAGACGCACCGCGAAAACTTTGCAGCGGCCCGCGACTGTCGTTAGTTCTTTTAAATACATTTCCGCCGAACTTATCGACAATAAATGCACCGGGTATTGTGTTCCTGCCTTTTCGTTTGCTGATTTTGTAAGCAACCCCACGCTTGTTTTGCTTCGCCTTAAAGTCTTTAAGCGGGATCCGTCGCGACTCTTGGATAGTCACAACAGCGCGAAGCTCAGTGTGCTTTGACTTTTTGACCGCAATTTTTTCTTTAACAACTTTTTGCGCGACAGCCAGTTCTTGTGTGATTTCTTGCGTCGAAAGTCTGCTAGCCTTCCTGACCGTTTGGTTTATTGCTGTGTTTAGTTCGCGGGTTAGCTTTCTGTTTGTGCCGCCCATTGACTTCTGCAATTTTGCAATGTCGCGGTTTATGCCACCAATTCCGATCACTACGCCCTCACTGTGTAAGGGTCTG